TCTTCGCCTCTTACGACATCGACGACATCGACATCGGCTTCGACATCACCAGGGGGGGGTTGCCGTCTTAGTTCTTCGAACTCGGTCGGCTCGTTCGCTTCAGCAATCGCAAGTGCGGCCGATGCTTTACTTCGCTTTACAGGCTCGTCGGATGGTAAAATCGCACGCTTTCCTAATTTGATAGGCGCGCCTGATGATGCCTCAATTTCAGGCGAGATAATACCAACTTCTGGTTCTAATTCATGGCGTCGAACAGTATCGGCAGCGGCGGCGGCAGAACCGAATTTACTAGAAAAAGATGGAGGAATAACGCCGCGATGTGCCGCCGCCAATTTCGCCATAAGTGCCCGACGGTCGATATCCTGTGTGTGAAGTTTACTCACGACAACACCGCCAGTATTTGGTTTAAGTGCGGCGGTATCGGCGACAGAAGACTCTGCGCCCGCCTCCGCCCCTTCCATAGGCAATTCTGGTTCAAATTCGGCCTGCCGCTCCCGCCTCATCGCGCCATACCCCGAAACACTTTTCGGTTTTTTCAATACATCGCTCGGTAATTTACGAGAAAAATGAATCATCACGCCGCCCCCGCCGCCTCCGTCGCCTTTACTCTCTTCTTCACCAAGTCGCCGTCTAATCGGCGGACGACTTGTAATACCGTATTGTTGTAAGGCGTTCATATGGATTACTAACATATGTAGGTATATTTATTTCGCAATTCTTGCGATTTGTTTGATTGCCATTTCACACGTAATTTGCTCCGCCTTCTTCTTAATTTTGTGCGTAGCTCGTGCGAAGAATATGAACGCTTTGCCTCCATTCTCATCACAAATGCGATGAACTCCGGCAAATCCATCCGCCAATGACCCAAACGGAATTGCGGCGGTTGGTTGTCCTATGACTTCATGTAATGGTTGTCCTAAACATAAATACAAGCCCATTTCATACCCGCCATCCGAGTCCCGCGACAATTCAATATAATCGGGCGTTGTCTTAAACTCTTTCTGGATTTTCACTTGAAGGATGTTCTTATAATTGTCGTCATTCTTGATGAGATTTGTCCAATCGACGTGTCGCTCAAATACACTCTCGATGAAGATTTGGGCAATCTGGAACCCCGGTCCGCATGTAAATACTTTCTCAAACCATTTATCATCATCGCGAATCGGGACGCGGTTAAAGTCCAGAAACATCGCACCGATAAACGCCTCGAATAAACACCCCAATTTCTTAAGATTGGTTCTCGTCTTCTTTTCCTCTGAATGCTTAGAGATAATATACCAGCGATGAAGACCCATTTCGAGCGCGAATTTGCCGATGGTTTCGTTTTTGACGATGGCGATTTTCTTCTCCGTCATGAACCCTTCATTCTCTTTAGGAAACCGGCGGTAGAGATAGTATTTCGTGATACACTCGAGAACACCGTCACCGACGAATTCGAGGCGTTCGTTTGATTTGGTATGAAGCGGCATGACGCCTTCCGGGCGTTCCATGAATGTTATATTTTCGAGGTCATTGAGTGCTTTAGGGCGTTTGGTATAAGAGCGATGGACGAATGCGCGGCGATACAGTTCAAAATTATGGACTTGCGACGGGACGCCGTAACGCGCGAGGATGCCTTCAACATCGGCGATCCCGATTGACACATTTTCGCTATTATATGGATTGAAGATATAACGACCGTCGTCGACGCGTATAATATCGTCGTCGTTGTATATGTTTTTACCGGTTCGCGAACTTTCTCCGGTGATGCCAGAATCGCCACCGCCGCCACCGCCGCCACCGCCGCCGCTGCCGTCTTCGGTGATATTTAGAAGGATATTTTCTGTTTCGCAATTTTCTTCTTCGCCGCTACTACTACTGTCGGTGGCGGCGGCGGCGGATGCCTGTGATGTGCGAAGACGAAACATTCCCAGTAATGTATGTGTATATCTATCAGCTGATATATTTAAGCAAATTCCAATCAATTTTTTATATTGGTATTATTTATAATTAAGTATTACAATGGTGTTAAGTGGCCCCAGCAGAATTTCTAGAATTAGTTCTCTCACGAGCAAAGGCTGCCATTTCGGCAGTATGCCCGGTTCCGCCCCCAAGATTGGTCGTGGCACTTGGACGTCCGTGGCTTACCGCCAAGGAGGCCTTACCTGCGATTGCTTGGCGAAGATTCGTTTTAATACATGCGCCGAACAGTATGCGTATTTGAAGGAGAAGAACCTTATCTTCAACTGCAAGCTTACTGGTGGTATCGGCCGCCAGCCCTTCACGAAGAACTGCAAGGCTTAAGCAGCAGGCGTTCCTTTACAAACTGGTATTTATTTATTTATTTATTTATACGATAATTATATAACAATTGTAATTATGGTAAATAGCAAGGTCGCCCGTCGGGTATTATTTAATAGCACTGGGCCTACGAATGCCATCGGCACTGACACGTCGCATGGTGGTGGCGATAAGAAAGGTGGCGCACCCGCATCTGGAACCGGCCAGATGCGTAGTTTCGCGATGAGGAACACAATCTCTGAGACTGCGAAGAACAAGGACTTTTTATTCAAGTTCATCGAGAGATTGGCGCCGGCGAGGAATTCTGGACCCAAGCTCTAATTGGGGGGCGACCCCCCCCCCCATGCGCTGGGATGAGGACAGACGGAGGCGGAATATATATATAACAACATAAACACACACGTATATTGTTATGTATTGACACGACGACCAACGACATGATTATCAAAATAGATTGCCGAGAGAAAGACCTACTCGAGTTGATGAAACCGGCCACCCCCGTCGCCACCGTCGCACCCGTCGCACCAGAGCCCGACCATTATATTATGGATCTCGGTGATGGAATTACGATGAAGGTTCCGCTGCCGAAGAAGAACACACCGATGACGAAAACGAAGAATCATCCTCCTCGCGCATCTCTCGCCGCCACCGCCGCCGCCGCCACCGCGACGACCCACGAAATCAAAACCGAGAGATTACCTTTAGGCGATATTATTCTTCATGACGCGGGAAGTGGACGCGATATTGTCATCTTCGAGAGAAAGACGCTGAACGACCTCGCCGCGAGTATACAGGACGGACGGTATAAAGAACAATCGTTCCGTCTCATTGAGACCGCCGCTGCTACGGGATTCCACACCCACAATATCGTATACATCATTGAAGGCGACCTCGCACAATACGAAGCAAAACGCAATAAAAACAACCGGATTACAAAGACGGCACTACAAAGTGCGATGGTGTCCCTGATGTATTACAAGGGGTTTTCGGTGTTTCGCACAATGAATTTAGGCGAAACGGCCGACTTTATTCTACATTTTGCGGATAAGGTGGCGAAGGAGAGCGGCGATGGTATGAGACCGGCGTATAATGTCGACGGCGGCGGCGGCGGCGGAGATGATACAACGAGTGCCGCGACGCAGACACTCGCACAGGCATATAGCGAAGTCTCGGCGAAAAAAGAGAAACGAGACTACATCACACGAGAGAATATAGGGGAGATTATGCTGGCACAGGTGCCGGGGGTGAGTCCAAAAATCGCGGCGGCGATTCTGGCGAAATACGGTGGGTCGCTTTATGAGTTTTTAGGAGATTTACACCGGAAAATCAATGATTATGAGGAGAGTTTGTCGCCGGAGATGTCGCCGCCGTCGCCGGAGGCGGGGGGTGTCATGCCAACCGGGACGACGATAGAACCGATGAATAAGAACAAATACAAGCATGTTTCGGCGTGTTTTAAGGACGTGACGGTGGATGGAAAACGCGGGATAGGGAAGGTGACCGTTGAAAAGGTGTGTTTTTTTTTAGGGTGATAGTGTAGTAGGCGGGTAATCGTGAGATAATAGTAAATGGAAGAACAACGTAAGGAATACATAATATCGTGTGCTGGTGAGAATTTTGTATATAACCTTCCTGAAGAGCCTGGACAACGAGTAGTTAATATGAGTTTGCCGGCAGTGCCCGCCGCAATACCTACGGATATGCGGCAGGAACTAACCAACCTTGGTATAATAGTCGATGGTGTCAGAGTTAATGTTGAACGATTATTTCAGTGTATCGGCTTTGTTGACGCACTTAAAGACGGGACATGTAAAGCTACATTAGATGGATTAAATGTATTTGTAGCCCCCGATGCCCGTAATATTTTATCACATCCAAAACACACCCACATGTTTGAAGAATTTATAAATAAACTAGTAAACGATAATTGTTCTCTACATACATGGTTAAAATCAAAAACTCTAATGATACCGGGTCCAATTGATAATTATGATGTATTATTAACCGACTGCGGCGCTACCGAAGAAACAACATTTAAAGAACCCGAAGCCGTGTCCATTCTTGAATGTTTCGCGGGGTGGTTTGATCCATTCAAACGAGCACAAAGAAATAAAACAACACAATTTCCTCCAATTCGCAGTACGCTAGTTTTTACAGAAGCGTTTAATGCCGTTATAGGATACCCGCATTGTAAAACAGAGGTAAAAACAAAAGGAAATAATAGATATAAAGTAAAATTAAATTTCGCGGATATTGATGGCAATAATAAGTTAGAAATATATTGTGATGATACCGATAATCCAAAAAGTCGTGATAGTTATGTTAGTGAAACTGACCCGAATAAAAAACATAACAATTTGTCGATCAACGATTTTAAAGAAGGTAATGGTTCTAAAACACAAATGTGGAAGACGAATAAGATAAATGGTATAAAAATGACAACCCCAATAAAAATCGCGGTGGTTCATTGTAAAAGCCAAGGTGATAATAATCAACCGTCAACAACACAGGTATATAATGTGGATAAAGAGGAAGATAAGAAAGCATTGATAACAACGTGTGACCAAGTTCTATTCACGATTGCTATATGTAGAAAAGTTCCTGTCGGCTTAATCAACGCAATTAAAACCGATAAACAAAAAATGCACCAGTTGAGATTATATCGCCCAGAAACGCCCGACGACGATAAGGTTAAAAAAATGAAGGCATTGTATATGGTTGTTAGCAATGTTAAAGATAAAATAGAGAAGGTTTCTAGTCATTTAACCGCAATTGGCACTAACTCATCATATTCAGTAGTTGCAGATATACGAAAACAACGTTATAAGATACCCAGTGTATTTTTTATCAGGTTAGGCAACGCATTATGTACATTGATGGCGGTACTTCAAGAAATATATGGTGCTCTCACTAAGTCATATGAGGCATCACTGTCTTCTAGTTCTAGTTCTAGTGGGGGGCAAGCAGCAGCAGCAGCAGCAAAAGAAGAACACCAACAATCCGAGAACAATAAGAAAAGATATTTCAAAATCAAAGAACTTGTTGAAGAGTTATTTACTGACTGTAAATATAAATTAAATAATATTCCACTCAATATTAATCTTCCGCTCGGTAATGCGTTTATTTCTATCGATGATTTTGATACAGTTATTACACATTTATTGATTGCTAATGACGCGGTTTTTACCAAAAATGGAAAAACTATGATATTTTCGGGTAAGTCATTATTTGCAAAAAAAGCATCACCTCCCGTGTGTGTAGATATAAAAAATATGGTAAATAATGAATTTGCCGACAATAAAATAATTGCGGATTGGGCTCAAGGTTTGGCCGTCTTGCCAAGCCGAGACCGCGTTGAAACTAAATATGTAGTTAACCCACCCCATGATGAAGCAGCCGACCCTATGGAGGGTTCAGCTGTTAGTGAAAACCCTAGTCGTGATGTGCAAAATTTGAATACTGGAGAAGACGGTGACAAACCGATGGCAAAAAAAAATAAGGAGGAAGGTAACACGCCAGTTAATACTGCTGAGCAAACAAATGCACCAGTTAATACTGCTGAGCAAACAAAGGCACAAAATATACGTAACCTACAAACCGAAATACTACGTATTCCAATAAGATTATCAAGAATGCCAATTCGTATTACCGCACCGCGTCAAATTGGCGGTTCAAAAAGAGATAATAAAATAGGGGGGATGCCACCAAAACAATCAACACCATCAACCAATTCACCATCAGCAGGAGCAGGAGCAGCAACACCAGCACCAGCACCAGCACCAGCACCAGCACCAGCACCAGCATCAGCACCAGCACCAGCACCACAACAACAACCACCAGCAGGGGCAGCAGCAGCAGCACCAGCACCAGCACCAGCACCAGCACCAGCATCAGCACCAGCAGCAGCACCAGCAGCACCAGCAGCACCAGCAGCACCAGCATCAGCATCTGCGTCAAGCACCCCAGCACCAGCACCAGCACCATCGAAACGTATGCTTCCCGTCAATAAACCAGAACAACTGAAAGGTGATGGCATTCTTAGCGAGGGGGGTGTGGCCCGCTTAAAAGCCGAGAGAGACAAACATCGCGCAAAATTAACAAGTCTTCTTATTGGTGAGCCCCCTCTTACACATGCTAGACCTGAGAAAGATGCCGATAGATCTGTGATGTCCATTGAGACCGAAACCTCGACACTCAACGAAATTATTCAATCAATAGATGTACAATTAGAACGACATGCGTTTAGTACGACCAAAAAGAAATTAGATGCTACAATAAGCGATAATGAAAAAAAACTTACAGCTCTTCAATCGGAGTTTGACGAGTTATCAGCACAACTACGTCGAGCCAGGGAGTTACAACAAGATTCGACCGAACTTGGTCGACAACTGGAGAGTAGACAACAAGAGTTACACGAAGTAAGTCAGGAGTTAATAAAAGAAAAACACCAAAACGTCGAGTTAACTCGACGTTTAGAGGCTAATAGTGTGAAGGTAGAAAGGTTAACACAATCATTGAGTGTGCAGACCGAGGTCCTCCAAAGCCAAGCTGACGCATTATCAGAAAATGCCGTCAAAACGTCTGAAATGTCAAACAAAATAACAGAGCTTCAAGCAATTAATGTTGATGCGGTAAGTGAAATCGAGATTCTAAAAGAATTACTACAGCAGAGTAGTGACTTAACCCGACAACGCTCAGGGGGTGAACAGGGTATTTGTGCGGATGCGTTTGTTACACGCCCTGCTTATTGTATAGGTAATGAGCCATTTGATGATATATATAGTGAATTACCACGGTTATTAGCACTTGGAGGTAGTGGCGGAGGTGGCGGAGGTGGCGGAGGCGGTGGAGGCGGTGGAGGCGGCGGAGGTGGAGGAGAGGGAGGCGGCGGAGATGGCGGAGACAATAACTCGGCAACCATAAATTTTGGTCATTTGACTGTATGCGATATCGTATTTATACATTTACAATGTCAAATATCTAAATTAATGGATGAAATATTAGGTATTTATTTTAGTAGTAAACACGAGACCAGCGCGGTGAAGAAAGGGTCCGGTTCACAAGACTTTATTCAACATGACGCAACATGCATCCTTGATAAATGTAAATCAATAAACTTATTATTAGAACAATATCGCGAGTTATTGGAGAAGGTAAACAAAGTATTTGATGCGTGCAATACTGACCAAGAATATACAGTGTCCATGTACGATGATTTCATTATGCCCGGAAGGCTCTTCTGTGATTTTTTGGCAATTTCAACCAATTATGAAGAATTCTATTCCCAGTTTAGTCCCAAATATCATGAAATAGTTGACTATTATACACAACCATCACGAGAGAGCCGCCCTAAAGAATCGGCGGGCGGTGTTGCTGCATCAGTGTCTCCTGCGCGTCAAAGTGGCACCCCCGTCCAAATCTTTGAGGACAATTTTCATTTAGGCATGACTTTATCAGAAAGATTGAATAATCCATTACGCGGTGTATCTCTAGAAATAAAAATGGCAGTACAGATGAAGTTATCGATATTTCTAGCAGTAGTAGATCATTACACTACCGGTTATTTCCATTTATATAGTCCGTCGTTTGTGCAGGATTTTGTTTTTCAAACCTATGCTAGTATTATAAATAGACTATTCGCTGTTAGTTTTATTGAAAGACAAGTACCCTGTTATTTTGCCAACTTAAACGATATTCTTAAATTTTTTGCGTTGGATGCTTTTACGTCGCCGACCCATGGAAGGGTCCAAACGGGTCATCCCGTAGAAGGTCATGAAGATGAAAGAACACAGGCAGAAGGTACAGCACAAGTACAAGAACAAGAATTACTATCACGTTTAACGGACGAGTTTACCATTTATCCACATTTGCCATTAGAATATGTGCGACTCGATATTAATGAGGGGAATGTCGAGACAGTTCGTACCGGTTTGCACAGTGATAATAGTATCGCCGACCTATTAAAAGAGAAAATAAATGGTTTTTTAACGAATTTGACTA